TAACCATCGGATTATTTCTAGCCATGTTCGTTGCCATAAAATTTAAATGCGAAGTAATGTGAGCTCTGTGATCTTGTCCAGGGAAAGCTTGAAAAGGTTTACCACTCATTGCCATAATATTTTCTAACGCTGGGTCCATCGGTTGTGGTTGTTGTGGTTTAACTAACAACTGATCAATATCTTTTACACCTAACGCCTCGTACATATTTCTGTACGCTTGATACATATTATGCATTTGCGGATTTGACGTTGCCAGTTGCAACTCCGTTTGCGCGAGGGAAATACGCTGAGTTTGTGAAAAGATGTTGGGATCAGCAACTGGCACAATATCTACTCGATCATCAAAGTCTTGTTGTTTAATCATCCTTTGACCCCCAACTACGTCGTACGGATATTCCGGTGGTAGATATAACTTGAATACTCTTGCTAACAATTTAAATTCTTGTTTAAGAGCAGAGTAAATTCTTTTGTGAATAGCAGACATCGTTCTTGATCCACGCTCCAATAATGCAACTGTAGTTCCAACTGCAGCTTGTTGATTACCATCACCAACTTGTAAATCTGCAATCGATGCAAAACGTTGACCTGCATTAACTACGATACCCATTAAGTTTAATAAAGTTGCAGATGGTTCTTTGAATGGCAACATCATAAATGAATCTTTTAAGTTACCACCAGGAGCATCTACATCTCTGAACTCACCAGGTTGTATAGATTGCGCGTCATCTCTAATTCTAATGCCACGCATTTTAAATCCTGCGGGTAGGTTGGAGAGCGTACCCGCATCCAATAATTGACGAAGAGCTGCTGTTGCAGTTCTAGACAGACCACCAATCATATGGATGAGACCGAAGCCATAGAAACCTAAACCCGGTAAAAATTTAAAGTGGGTAAAATAAGGAATCTTCATTTTGTTCGGATCTCCAATTTCGTAATTTCTTCTAATAGATAAAACTTCTCTTGTAGCTAATTCTACAGTGACGATGTATGGAATTTTTATTCCTGATGGATCACCAGACTCGTCTTGATCTTCAAAGCCTTCTAAATCTAAATTAACATGACATTCTAACAAAGTATAAATGTCATCGTCTTTAGATTTTCTTTGTCCTTCAAGTTCTCTTTCTTTTTTCTCAACATCGTTTTCTTCGTACCCAGGTGTACCTAATTCTATATCTCTATAGAAACCTGCAACCTGTTGTTTTCGTAAATCGTTTTTAGAAACTTTTAACCGGTGAATGACTGCCTCCGCATCTTCTAATGAGGTAGCTGAGTACGGGACAATCAAATCGTCCGCCGGTACAAACTTTGAAACTGCTCTTTTGTCAAGTTCATCGTAATAAACTTTTTTAAACGCTGAACCTGCTAGAGGAAGATAAAAGAGCATAGAGTCAAAGTCCGGCTCATAGTCAGGCATTCTTTCCATGAGCTCGTAATTCATATAATCTTTAACACGTTCTGCTTGCTGTGCTTTTTCTGGATTAGGTGCACCAACAACTTGAGTTCTAACTGGACCGTTTGCTGGTAATAATTCTTTATAAGCTAATGCTTGAAACTGTGTAACTGCTTCTGCAAGAACTGGGTGAGTTGCACCTGAAGCTCCTTGAAATGGTTCTGTTCGCATATCGTATTTGAAACCAAGTAAGTCTAAACCTTTTGTATAACTTTGCTCCCAATCTTTTCTTGATGCGTTGTAGTCTTGATACTTAGCTGTAAGATCTGAACCTAATTCGTTTAATACTTCGTCTGGTAAAAATTCTGCTAAGTTTGCGTAATGCTCATCGCCACCTTCTGGTGACGCTGCGTTTGGATCAAAATTTAATTCAACTGATCCATCTTCTAATTCTGTTGTTTCTATGGGCCCTGGTGCCTGTTGCTCTTCTACTGCTACTTCTTCTACAGCTGCTTGAACTTCTTCTTCACCGGGTAATCTAACCGAGCCTCTTGGACCTTGCGTCAAGGACTTGTCTATTTTGTCTGCCATTTTTTATTTTCTCCAATTTGACTGTTTTAACAGTATTATAATTAATATTCAACCCTTGAGGCGTGGGTCCTGATTCAGGCGGCAGGAGCCATTTCTTAGGGTACGAATTCTTCTGTTTCATCAGCTTTTCCTCTTACACTCTCTTTGAACTCAGAATATTTTTCTGCAACGTCTGGGCCAGCCAGATATGCAATACCTAGTTCTTCATTTGTTAAATCTCTTTTTGCAGCTTCTGCTACATCAGCAACTCCCATGCCTACTCCAACAGGTCCTAATATTGGAACAAAAGGTGCAACTGCTCTTACTACAGGTTTAGATATTTGTTTTGCATACTTACCAAATTTTTTAAATCCTAAAGCTTTTTTTATCATTCCAATATTTTTTTCAGGTACTCCAATTTTCTCATCAACTAGATTAGGTGTTAAACTCGAAGCTACATTAATAAATTTTTGAACAGCATCTGGTGTTTGTTTGTATCCTATTCCTTTTGTTTTAAAAGTTCCTTGTGGAACATTGGGTTGTAAAGTTATTTTTAATTCTTCTGCTTTTTTTAATATAGCATCTATCTTTGGACTATCTGGATTCTTTTCTATAAAGCTTTCAGCCATTTGTTTAAAACCACCCGCTCTATTATGAGGAGCCATAATTAAATTTCTATTGTAAGGAAAATCTTTCATTTTTCCTTCTTTGTAAATATCTCTTTGATGTTCTATTTCAAAAATACCTCTCTCTTTTAATTGAGATAAATTAGGTTTTACTTTTATAATATTACCATCTTTGGATATAGTTGTTGATAATTGATCCATTAAATTTTTGTTTTTTAAAATTAAATCAGGATTATTTTTTATTTTGTCATTTAACTGTCTAGTGATTAAAGATTGTTTGTAGTTAAGTAATTTTTCTCCAGGTGTTAAACTTGTTTTGTCTCCTAATTTACCTGCTCTACGTATTCTACGTCTCTCAGCTTTCTTAGCCATTTCAGTTTGTTTAAATTCTGGATTATCAATCATTTTTTGTTTTAACTTTTGTTTTTTTCTATATGTAAGATTTCTGTTATATAAATCGTCAAAGTCTGGTATTTCTTTTCTTAACTCTTGTTTTGCTTTTCTAAAACCTGGAGGCAGTCCTCTACCTTTTGCTGCAAGATTTATTGGAGGCTCGTATGTTCTATCCTCTGCCATATTTTTTAATATTTGTTTTATGTCCGGAGTTCCTTCTGAAAATTCTTTTCTATAAGCAAGTCCTGCGTAAGGATCTCCAAGTTCATTTATACCTATTCCTGCATTTAAATTACCTTTGCTAAAACTTAAATTACCAGAAAAAACATTTTCTTGACTTTCATCTTGTGGTGTTCTTGGATCATCTACATTTGCAAGTCCTAATGGATTAAAACCTAAACCAAAATTTATATTATCGGTTAAATTTTTAGTTATAAAATAATTTAAACTAGGATCAACAGAAACTGAATCTGGTGTAATTGTTTTAACAAATTTATTTTTAAAAGTATCTTCATCACTACTAGGTCCATCACCATCAGGTCTTTCAACAGGGCCTGTTCCTCCACCTTGATAACCACCTGCACCTGGACCAACATTACCTTGCGAATCTGCAACAGTTCCCAGATCAGAACCACCTCCAAATTCTTTTCTATCAACAGTTCCAATATCTCCTTCTATCACTCCGCGTAATCTTTGTTTCTGTGCTCTGTCTGCAAAGTATCCGTCGTAATATTTTTTTCTTTCTCTTACAAAATTAAGTCCATCTTCTTTTGAAAGAACACCTGCTTCTTCTGCTTCGTTTAATGTTTTTTGTATTTCGCCTACAAGAAATTTTTTGGAATCAGGCATAACTCCATATAGACCAGTTAATAAATTATTAATTTTTCTTTTAAAGATTATATCACTAGCAGGTTTTTTAGGTGGTACAACTGAGCCACCCTCTTGAAATTTAGGACGCGTTAGATACGCCATCATTTCATTGTACTGATGGAGTTTCAATTTAAACTCCTAGTATTGCTGCTAATCCGCCAGATTGTTTGTCGTCTCTATCGATAACACCTCTACCGATTAAGATATCTTTTTGTGTG